GTTTGCCGTGTCACTAACTAAGTTTACTGTCGCTGTGACTTGAGCAGTGTGTATGTTTGAGAGTACTAGTCCAAGCACGATTGCTGTCACACCTGAACCTGCTGTATACATAACGTATGGAGTTCCTGCTGATGCAGGTTCTGCAGCGAAGTTTACAACTTTAAATGTATTTGCCATATCTTTTTCCTTTTATATTAACCAAGTGCAATCGCAAGTGCTGTGGCGTTATCGTCTGTTAATGTCGTTAAAACACTAACATCCATTCTTTTAAGTGTCCCTGCATCACTTACTAGTAACTCATCTGTTGTCGCAAGACCTGAAGTTAACGCAGTTTGCCCTGATATTACATTGTCATTTAACATAGAGCCTTCTACTGCATTTGCTGCGATCGTAACAGCACCTGTATTAGCTATGGTAACATCACCACTTACTGATACTTCTTGAAAGCTAGTGCCATCAGCTACTAATATTTTAGTAGATGTGACATCAGGCATAATTAATTGACTACCTACAGTTACAACTCCTGTGGTTGTAAGATTTCTTATACCTGTATAGTCTTTATTAGAATCAAGTATAACTGCCTTAGAAGCTATAGCAGTACCAACAGCAGTTGAACCTAAATCTAATGCGTTTATCTCGCCTACAACTACTGTAGCCCCATCTAGTATGTTTAACTCTGCCGCAGTAGAAGTCACACCATCTAGTATGTTTAACTCTGCCGCAGTAGAAGTCACACCATCTAAGATGTTTAATTCTGCTGGGGTAGCTGTAATTGCTGTATTACTTGCTGCAGCTAATATAGGTATTGTACCTGATACATTTGGTAAGTTAATTGTTCTATCTGCTGTTGGATCTACAATAGTAAGTGTAGTCTCGTGAGCATCGGCAGTAGCACCCTCAAATATAATCGCATTAGCTGCGTTCATTGTAACTGTGTCTACAGTAGTCGTTGTACCTGCCACAGTTAGTTTAGGTACAAGTAGTTCACCTGTGCTTGGATTATATCTTAATGCCCCTGTGTCATCCAATAAACCATTTGATTCATCATGAAATACTACAGGAAAATTTGTGTTAGCCGTGCTGTCTGTAACTGTTACTGTGGCTGCTAGTGTAGAGTTTGCTGTTGTAACCCCTGCAATAACTGTATTAAGAGCTGTGCCATTAACTGTTATAGCATCTGCTTCAAGTGTGCCATCTATATCTGCGTCACCACTAATATCTAAGCTGGATGCTTCTATTTCACCACTTGCTTTAAATATTACGTTATCACCACCTGATACTTCAAATATAATTTGGTTGTCTGTGCTAAACTTTATTAAGTTATCGTCATCTCTACCAACAACAAGACTTGTATTCTTTACAGACTCAATGGTTGTTTGTGCTGTCCCTAAAACAAAATCGAGAGTGTTATCACTATCATCATAAGATACTGCAACCCCTGTTTCAGTATTAGAACTAACCATGGCACCAACAGTATCGGATATAGTCTCTGCTAGAGTAACACCGCCTATTGTTATTGCATCTGCTTCAAGCGTGCCGTCAATGTCTGCATCACCTGATATGTCAAGAGACACTGCATCAACTTCACCCGCTACAGTTAAGACACCACTTGTCAGTGTCATTAGATCTGTATCATCTGTGTGACCGATAGTTGTTCCGTTTATAACAACATCATCTATATCTAAAGAACCACCTGTAATTAGCCCAGTGGTTGTTATTGTGGATGAGCCCGTATCAATAGTACCAAATCCACTTGTAATGCTACCAGAGTTTAGCGCACCAACTGTTGTAGCTGCTGTAGTTACAAGGTTAGGCATTGCAGTTATTTCGTCATCAAAGTAGGCAGATAAGTCAGTGACTGCTACTTGCTTCATTGTACCACCATCATTTAGTACAACTCTGTCTGCATCTGCTACTGTTGTTGATGTAGCACTTGTATCGCCATCTAGTATGTTTACTTCTGCTGCAGTAGAAGTTATAGCTGTACCATTAAAATTTATACCATCTAAATAAGCTACACCGTCAATGTATATATCTTTCCATTCTTTTGAAGAACTACCTAAGTCATAAGTTCCGTCATCATCAGGTATAATGTTAGAATCTACCTCACCACCAAATACAATATTATCTGTGTTAGCATCACCAAGAGTTACAGTCCCACCATTAAATGTGGTTGTTCCTGTAACAGTTAAGTTACCACCTACAGAAGCGTTTCCGCCAACTACTAAGTTTCCTGTTACGTTATTTAAAGATTCTAATACGTTTGTGCCATCACAATATACAAATCCAGTTGTTCCGTTCGGTATAGCAACCCCAGTTCCTGAAGCTGTCTTTACTGTAACTGCCTGTCCAGTTGCGTTTTTTACAATATAAACTTTACTAGCGGCGGGGCATATTAGTGTAGCAGCTCCACTTAAATCAGAGGTCGTATCTGTTAAATTTAATATGGCTGCTCGTGATTCGGAAGTTGAGCCATCTGCTGTAGACAATGTTGCAGAGTTAGTGCTCCAAGTGTTTATAGTCTTTAAGCCAGCAACAGCTTCTTCTATCATAGAAGTTACTTGGTTGTTTAATGTATCACCCCAAGTACCTGTCAATTCTCCTTGTGTAGGTAACGCTAGTTTTAAGGATGTAGTATACGCTGTAGCCATTTATAAAACCTTACTATTAGTTAAATTATTACACGAACAAGTTATTATATGCAAGAAAATCATTTTAACCTCATTATAAAACACGTATTATAGCATTGTTAGCGTCAGCTGTAGGAAACGATATTACAAAGTTCCCAGAACTAGACTGTTTGTTCTCTCCAAAGTCAATTACTGCTATTGCAGGATTACCTGTTGCACTCTTATATATCAAGGCTCCACGAGCTGTAATAGAAGAAGAACTCCAAGTTACATCAGAAAAATCTAAAAAAGCTGTAGTGCCTGATGACGCAGGGTTTGCTGCTATAGTAAGAGCTTTACCACCTGCATCATATCCCGTACCTGATACTTCGTTAGTTGTGCTGTAAGCTGTAGTTGCAGCACTCAAAGTTGCAGAAGATGTATATAAGGCTATTTTAAAAGATTGAGAAGTATCACTGCTAAAATCCATTTCGCCATCTAACAGAGCTATCTTAAAAGATGTGCACATAGCTTGTGTTATAGCCATCTATTTCTCCTAACCTACATTCGTTTTAAACTGTCCAGAACGGTAGTAATCTTGTCTAAGCTTACCATCTCCAGCTTGTTTAAGTAATGTTATAGCTTGCAAGTAGTGTTTGTCATATAAAGCTATCATATCAGCTTCACCTTTTTGAAACCTAATTGCTTCAAGTAATGTACCATTTAATAATGCTGTGTCAAAGTTATCTCCAAGGTATGTACTGCCTGCAGACACAATAGATGTAGGATACTTAGCATATATATGTTCTATCTCATAATTTTGATCTGGGGTTGGAGCTAACATTAATTTTACATTAGAACCTGAAGTACTGTGAAAAGCATAAAATTTAGGTAACCCGTACTTTGCGCTTGTATTTACAGGAAAGGCTTCCCTTAAAAAATTTACATCCTTGTTTAGCAGGTAAGTTGTAGTGCTACTACTTATAACAGCTATGCTGTATGTATATAGATATCCATCTGGCACAGTGTAAAGTTTATTTGTGGCTGTGAGAGGTCCACTATCCGTGTTACGCATTGCTGGTAGCTCTACAGAATTAAGTATCTTCTGTTCTGCCTGCTGTGCAAATAGTGCGTGCTGATCTGCTGTAAACGTCTGTTCACATACTTCTTCTACATTTGCTTTCAAACTTGTATAATTCATAATCTAATCAGCCTTAAAAAAGAATCCTTTGGTAGCTGCACCTGCGCCCCTAGCTTTTATTTTACCTCCAGCACTAAAGCCCATTTTCTTAACTACTTCTGGTGCTTCTTTCTTTAAAGCTGTGAGTCCTGGGTTTAATTTCTTTGCTCCAGGACTGCTAATTTGTTTGCCCATATCAGATCTATTCATATTTCTCTCCTTATGAAGTGGTTACTGTTACTTGCCCCACGGCTGTAGATGCAGCGAAGCTTAATTTGTTAAACTCAGAACCTGAATATATTAACGCTCTGCTAGACGCATAACCAGCAAAATCAGGTCTCGGATCACGTATAGCTTGGGGATCATGTACAGGGAACATACCTTGTCTATTCTGGGGATGGTCAGGACCCCAACATTCTATACATGCTTTTAAGTTAGTATTGTTACCTCTTACTATTAAATCACGTAGTTCTCTTAGTTTATATCTAAACCCGCATATATCACATTCGGCTAATGCTTTGTTGTTAGTTGCAAACCTATTTGACATAGTTAAATCCTATTAACCCTAGGAACAAAATGTTCCGACGTTTTCTCTCTATCTTCTCCAGCAGCTAAGTTATACTGCTCATCATATGCTGCTTTTAACATAGTAATTCTATCTGCTAGTTCAGGCACCTTCATAGCTATATGATACGCTAGTCCTGCTACTAGACAAGGTAAAAAGCGAAAAGACATATCTGCAGTTTCTACACCGCTACCTGCATCTTCTATTCTTCTCATTCTATAATAGACAAACGTGTAACTGGTATCAGGTACAGGCCAGAGGTTTATCCTAGGGGCTGCAGCTAAACGTTCAACCCATACCTGAAT